CTGCTTACGGGGATTTCTTCTTTATCCATGAATCTCTAGTCGTCCCAGTCGGCGGTGACATGCTCAACGTCGGCCTGTGTCTCAATCCAGACACGGGCACCGCAATGATCCGGTGTTTGTGAATGAATAATCTCGCAAGGGCCGTTGATTCTTATTCTGGTCAAATGAGTAGATCCCTTGTAGGTGCGGTCGATGATCGCAGGTTCACCCTTCCTAACCTTTTGTTGGTGAACATGGATGACATGCTTCACGTTCTATCTCTCCCTTTCCCGGTTCGGCATCGCAGCAGACTTCGGTAGTGACTGCATAGGCCAGGAAAGGATCAGATTTGACAAAGTTGTGTCAAGTGGGGGTACACGAGAAAAGGCCCCGTCCCGGCCTACCAGAGAGGAGGAACTCCTGGTAAGCGGGGACGGGGCCAGGGCGGGGCCGTAGGGAGCCTCCACCCTGGGGACCGCTGGGGCCGGACCGACGAGGGGGAAAGTCGGTGCGGCGCCATGGTCCCAGTCCTTAGGTCGTGAACTTCTCCACGACACGATTGCGATATGCGGTTCCATCACCAGAGCAAACTACCACGGTGCTGGGCAAAGACTGACGCTCCAGGGCGAGGTGTAGGTCGTGGGCAGCGTCGGAAACGATTTGCTTCACGGCGCCGTTCACCACCTGGTGTGAATCTGTTAGTTGACACGAAACTGTCAAAACCATGTCATTGGCCTGGTTCATGTCGACTGCTTTGAAGATTGTAGTGATGGGGATTCCTCCTTGGTTGTCTATTCGATTAGTGGAGTAGCGGGGAATCGAACCCCGGTACCCGTGCGTCCGACATGCGGTTTTCACACGGGTCGATACCTTTCTACCCCGGTTTATTCAGAGTCGCTGTGACGACTGGTCTTCTGACGCCCACGATGCGACGTAGGCCCTTCCGAAGGTGCTGGCTGCGTCATGTTCAATCATGGTGAACACTTCACGCACATACGCTGCCGCCCTTCCTGGCAGACCGACGAAAGCGTCGTCCACCAGTTGCTTGGCCGCATGGAACAGGACAGGTTCAAAGGACACCGTTACCGGTACCTGCGTCGCCTGCTCTGGGGGCAGTGTTGCTGCCTGGGCCGCTCTCAAATGTGAGTCGAGATCGTCCATTACCGGTTGCGTCACTTTGACACACTCCTGTCAGGTGGGGGAGGTGGTGGCCAGGCGAACGGGTCGTCCTCCTGGATCACCTCACTCTGGTCACTGGCCAGCCTAGTCGACTCCAGGGCCTTTCGAATCATGGCGGTGTTGGCCGCCTCATTCAGGTCCTCGTGTCTGATCCTCCAGGCGTACCCGATAGTAAAGTTCGAGATACACAAGGCGGCTAGGCACGATACATACAACCAGGCGCTCATCAGATGAGCCCCATGGCCAGGAGCGGGCTGCGCTCGCCGTCGGGGGACGTTCCGTCGTATTCGACGGGGTGCCCTTTCGGTGAGATCAGGACAGCGTCGTTTTCGACGGTCCACCCGGTTCCCTCCAGGACCTCTTGGAGCATTTCTTCCATTGGGTATTCCTCCTCGTTGGTTGGTATTGCGATTGACACGGTCGTGTCAGTCGTCCCCGCCAGGGCCTTGCACCCTGGTGGCTGCTAGTCGGGGGTTCTCCTTAGAACGCTTCCTGGCGTTCCTTCGCCCACTCCAGGCGCTCTTCGGCCTGCTGGTTCGGGGAGCCGTACTCCCAGTGGGAGTGTCCGGCCTCGCAGGACCAGCCCTTGGACCCGTTGTCGGCCACCTGGTAGGTGACCTGGGCCCCGCACTCAATGACCTTGACCAGGTCCGCTGGGCAGTCCGGCTCAGGGTTCCCGCTGGGTACCTCTACCAGCCAGGTGCAGCGGTTGGGGTCGGGTTCGGCGTTGGCCAGGGCGTCCTGGCGGTGGCTCTCTTCCATCTCCAACCGATGCTTCTTGCAGCACAGTGGCCAGCGGTCAATGTCACAGTAGGTGCTCACAGCGCCCCCAGGACTTCGTCGCCGGGGGTGTCCGTGATCTCCTGGACCTCACACTTGACAGTTATATCGTTCCTGTCGTTACCCAGGATGTAATCCTTCTTGTAGTTCCACTGGTCAAGGAGATCAGCCACGAAGGCCTCCTGGTCGAAAGGCAACCTGGTCTCCTTGGGAGACAGGACAATGTCGACCGTGATTCGGCCCGTTACCTCTACCCACTTATTTATCTTGTCATTCATAGTTCCTCCTCGTTGGTTATTGCTGTTGACACGAAAGTGTCAATCGTCCCCAGCCAGGTCTCGCTCCTGGTGCCAGCCCTGGGCTGGTCTGGGGGTTCCTGGATCAGGTTTCGTTGCAGGGCGTGACGCCTGCTACAAAATCGTGCCCGCAGCCGCAATCGGGCCGCCCGCACCAGCCGTGGTCGATGTGGTCGGCTGACTGATCCACGGGCGCTAGTGGGCGCTTCATGGGGTCAAAGTAGGCGCTCATATCGCTTCGACTACTTCGCTCAACCACTTCTTGACGCTGGGCCTGTCCTTGTTCAGCCTGAGTAGGCGGGCCAGGACCTCGGCTTCTACCTTGTTCAGAATGAGGACCGTTAGGTCCGTTCCGCTGGTTACTTCAGCCATGTCTATTCCTCCTCGTTGTTTCTCTGATTGACACATTTGTGTCAGTCGTCCCTGCCTGGGGCTTGCACCCAGGAGCCTGCTAGTCAGGGGTATCGGGTCAGGCCTTGACTACATGCAGTTCGCTGTCTGCGCCGAAGGGGCCCAGGTCGTCCTGGTAGTCGTGGTCCATGCACTCAGTGACCAGCCACCAGGTGGCGTTCTGAGTCGGGGTCTCCAGGTGGGTCTGTGTAACGCTGGTCACCTTGAGACTGGTCGGGAACCAGTCGGTGCCTGTCTCGTCGTTCTTGTTCCAGGCAGTGCCACAGACGATGTCGCCCACCTGGACCGTCGGGACCTTGACCGTAACTATTTCCTTGTAAGCCATTTGATTTCCTCCTCGTTGTATTGCTGTTGACAGGGTTCTGTCAATCGTCCCTGTCCAGGGCTCGCACCTGGATGCCTGCTAGTCAGGGGTGGGCCGGGTCAGCCCTTGCGCTGGATCTTCGAGACCCTCACCCGGATGTCTCCAGCCCATGGCATGGATGACACCCGGAGCGGTGGCCCGTCGTCCAGGACGCAGAACACCCTCATGGGGGCTCCTTTCAGGGTGCTGCTACCTGGGTGTGGCCCAGTGCAGTCCACTGAGGTGCGGCCCTGGGGGTCGACCTGAGCGGTCCTAAACACCCACCAGCCCCGCTTGCCCGTGATCCTGAACCTGGTCCCAGGTACCAAGGGGTACCGGTTCCCAGGAATCTTGACCTCGTCAAGGAACTGGTAGCCCTTGGCCTCCTGGGCCGCCCGTTGGGCCGCCCTGGTGCGTCGGATTTCGTTGGCTGCTCGTGTCTTGGCACTCATCACCAGGTCCTCCCCAGCCAGCGTTGGCAGAGTCGGAAAATGACGAGGGTGGCTGCTAGAGCCATCCAAATAATGAATACAGTCATTGTCTTGTGGTTCCTCCTCGTTGGTTGACACGGATGTGTCAATCGTGCCTGCCCTGGCCTCGCACCAGGGTGGGTTCTACTCAGGCGTGACCGGTGCTACCGGCGCTCTTCATTCAGGAAGTGGTCCCGGACCTTGGGCTGTGACGACTGCTCGCAGTATCGGTTGCGGAGCCGCTGGCCCGTGGTGCGAACCGCAACCTGGTATGCATTCTGGCCGCCCCCGTAGGGCACCACGGCAAGTTCCAGGTGCTGCACCATGTTCTCCACGACCCGGCGGGTCACAGCCTCTAGTTGTGAGCGTGTGAGCGGGTCCGAACCATGCTGGCCCTGGTACATGCAGTCGACTGCCGAAAGGATGGCATCCAGGTTGGTCAGTTCAGCAGTGTCCCCCAGGGGGCGCTTGCCACCGCCCCAGGACACCGTGGTGTCTGGCGTCCAGGTCAGGTAGGTCCTGACCAGGGTGCGGATCTGCATTTCTGTTGTGTTGTTCACTGTGTTCCTCCTCGTTGTGTTGACACGGATGTGTCAATCGTCCCTGCCCAGGGCTTGAACCTGGGTGCCTGCCAGTCAGGGGTAGGGGCTTAGAGCCCCTGGTTGGTCTTGGCCCAGGTCGGGGGGTAGTGGTCGACGTAGTCAACCATGTCGCCCTCGTCCGTGAACCAGAACCCGTTGTTTACATCAGGGTCTTGACCGCCCTTGACACCGACGCCCAGGGCGAAGGTCCACCCGGTGTCCGGGCAGGCCTCCATGTCCCTGGGGAGGCGCTTGTAGCCACCTTCGCAGGTCCCACACACCAGGGGAGCAACTACGCCCCACTGGGTGTGCCCGAACGTGATCTCCCGGCACCCGCACCCGGTCAGGATGCGCTTCGGCCCGGGGGTGATCCTGGCCGCCTGGCGCTGGCCTGTGCAGACCTGGAGCGTGCCCAGGGCCTTCAGGTCATCGTCGTAGGCGGCGATGGTCTCCTGGGTGAGCCGGACCGACGAGTAGCCGATCCGCTCATCAGGCGGGTATGGGAACCCACTGAAGAGCCCCATCTGGGTGTCGACCAGGGTCGGCCACTCCAGCCCCATTTCCTCTGCCAGGTTCTTGAACCGCTTGTTGTGGTAGCGGTTCTGCCTGGAGCAGTCCTTGACCTCCCTGACATGAGCCAGCCCGTGGGCCGCCTCGTGGAGGAGGGTCTGCAGGACCTGCTCTGGACCGCCCTTGAAACACTCTCCTGAGATCATCACCTCTGGTGCCTGGGTCTCTTCGATGGCCCACTCAGAGTACGAGTAGTGCCCCAATGTGGTGCTGCCTCGCCTGCTTGAACGGCCCGTCGACTTGACGACCAGGAACACATCGGGGACATCGGGGTGGTTCGCCTGGATGGTCCTCCAGGTGCTGTTCAGGACGAGTGCGACCTCGTCCGACACCTGGACATTGACTGTTGATTGCTTGTTCATGGTTCCTCCTCGTTGTTGACACCATTGTGTCAATCGTGCCTGCCCAGGGGTCGAACCTGGGTCCTTGCCAATCAGGCGGTGTGGGTTAGTTCTTCCATTCGTACTGGCCTGGCGTGTTGTCCCAGGTGCGGACCAGGCCACGCTCCAGGAGCCTGACAAGGACAGCGTGGGTGTGCTGTTCGACATCATCGAACGACCATGCCTCCGACCCACCTGGGCCGTTGGGATGCTGCTCTGCGACCCAGTGGGCAAGTGATGCTTCGGAACACGGCGCCGACGCCTGCAACTCAATGCGAATCAACGTCTGGATGAATGGTTCTGCGAACTCTCTCATTGGTTCCTCCTCGTTGTTGACACCGATGTGTCAATCGTCCCCAGCCAGGTCGTGAACCTGGTGCCAGCCCTGGGCTGGTCTGGGGGGTATTTCAGTTCATCATGCCGGTGGCTTCGGCAAGCGAAACCGCCAGCGTCCTGGCCTGGGCAGGCGTCAGGAACACATTCACCCCGATGCCGCCGCCAATGTCGACGGTGTAGAAGGGGTCGGAATGGTCAGTGAACGACCGGACGACGATCTCAGCCGGTCCCTGGGAGCCCCTGTTGGCATGGACGCTCACCTGGGTGAAGGGATGCTCCCTGTCACCCCTGAAATCAGCGACCTGGCAGGACCAGGTTTCGTGCTTGATGTCAGACACCTTCACGCCGTCCTTGTTGCGACGACCGTAGTCAATGGTGCTGTCTTTCCTCATGGTTGTTCCTCCTCGTTTCTTGAGCCCCAGGAGGGGCTCTCATCAGCCTGTCGATTCAGGGACGAGGAGGAGGAATCCTCCGCTCCGACCAACAACCAGCGTCGATCCCTGCTCCGTCGTCCCAGGTCATCTCCTCCTCCTGGGACCGGTAGCAGAGCCCCGTGAGGGGGCGCTGGCCTCGTAGTCCATGCGGCAATCCGTTTAGCCCCTGGCTGGGTCGCAGGGCCTCCTCAGGACCGTGGTCCTGGGTAGGAGTGGCACCCTCTGCTGGGTGGGTCTCCCCCTGCGTTGAGCCCCGGTAGTGATCGGGACCCCGGTCGGGTCTCTCGCCCTGACCTGGGTGGGCTGCTCTGGGCCCTTCGAACCGGGAGGCATATGTGCCCGGAACCGAAGGTGACGATAGTGCCCGCCACTGACAGTTCCTCGTCACTCACCCTCCAACCCACCACCAAAACACCACCTGACCAGCCCAAACACACCACCAGAAATATTTCCCAACCCCTGACAAAACCAGGTCAAAACAGGCCTGAGAACCCACACATAGTGAAACCATTCACAAGCACGAGCCAACCAGCAGTGCCAGGCAGCACCCGCCAGGCCTGTCCAGCACCACCCAGGAGCGCACCAGGCAGCCGACCAGGACGCACCCAGGGTGACACACACATGGTGCATTGACGAGGGCGTGCCCATCCCGGTCCGGGACCTGGTGCCGGGGTCCTGGAGTGGTGACCAGGGGCCCGCCTGGCCTGGTGGGCCCGACCTGGTGGCTGGGTGGCCTGGTGCCAGCAGCAGGGCCAGGATTCTGGGCCTGGCCTGGGGTTTGACAGTCCAGTGTCAAAGGGGGGTCCATAAGCCTGGGGCCAGGGAGTCAGGGAGGGGGCATCTATCTATTTGAGTGACAATCCGACAGCCGCCTGTCACTAATACATATCGGATTCCTGTCTGTTTAGTACCTGTCAGCCGGGTCCAGGTGTATAATCTCCTGGCACAGGAGCCAGGCACCAGGAGCGGCGGCTCTGACGAGCCGCTCCAGGAACAGGAGACCCCACCCATGCCGAAAGTAGGCAAGAAACGATTCTCTTACAGCAAAAAAGGCCGGGCAGCGGCAAAAAAGTATGCTCGTAAGACCGGTAAGAAGGTTTCTAAGCGTCGCAAGGGGTACTGATGGCTTGGCCCGAGGTCACGCCCAGGGTTGTTCTTGGCCCTATGTTTGATGAGGAGAAGCCTCCGGTCGATCCCTTTGAAGATGACACTCCGCTAGTGTGCGGGGTCGATGAGGTCGAAACCTGCGAGTCCTGTCAGTAGTCCACTGTGAGCAAATACGCCAAGTGGTCGAAGCAACGCCGCTTTGAGGCGGCGATTCTGCGTGTCATTGACGACGGGTGGACCCAAACCGAGGCCTCTAAGGAGTACGGGGTTTCCCGTCAGCATCTGAACAAGAAGGTGAAGATCGCTCGTGAGGAGCGTGACGCCCGGGTGGATGCTGCCAAGGCCCGTATCAACATTTCTCCGTTGGGTTTGGATGAGAAACGGCGGGTCGGCACTTTCGAGGAGTTCGACCAGAGGTATTTCGGCCATTGGATTTGCCCGGATTGCGACAAGCACCACGAGATGCCGCAGTTTCATCGGGACATGGCGGAGGCCTGCCACAGTGACGCCCACCGGGTGCTAATCAACCTTCCGCCGTACCATTCCAAGTCCACGAACGTGACGGTGAAGGACACGATCTACTCGTTGGTGAAGAATCCGAACCTGCGGACCCTGGTCGTGTCGAAGTCGTTGCCGTTCGCCCGGACGTTCCTGCATTCGATCAACGAACTGCTGTGTAACACGGACTTGTACGAGGGGGCGGGCGGGAACCTGATCGAAGATTGGGGGCCGTTCAAACCTGAGGGGTCGCAGTCGGTGTGGAACCAGGAAGCGATCTATGTGGCGGGCCGTCAAACCGCCGAGAAGGACCCGACCGTTCAGGTGCTGGGTGTCGGCGCACAGATTTATGGCCGCCGTGCCGACGTAATCAAGTTTGACGACATCGCTACCCTGGACAACCAGCGCAACCCGGACAGGGTTGCCGGAATGTTGGAATGGATCGACAAGGAGGCCCTGTCCCGGATCGGGAAGAAGGGCAAAGCGATCTGGGTGGGGACACGGGTGTCGCCCGGCGACATTTATTCGACGCTGGCCAACAGGCCGGGCTACAGGGTGTTGCGTTACTCCTGCATCCAGGACGACACGAACGAAGAGGTTCTTTGGCCGGACCATTTCCCGTATGACCAGGCGCTGATCCACCGGTCGGAGATGAGACCGGCGGATTTCCAGTTGGTGTACCAGAACGTGGACGTACCCGGTCTGGGCGCTTCGTTCACGCAGGAAATGCTGGATGTGTGTAAGGACACTTCACGCACTATCGGTCATTACGAATCCGATTGGCGTTTGATCGCTGGTCTGGACCCGGCGGGGGGTAATAAAGATTCGGGGTACACCGCTTTTTCTCTGATCGGGGTCGACCTGAGGACGGGGAAGCGTTTCCTGGTCGACCAGGTGGCGGTCAAGTCGATGAAGGCCCCGCAGATGAAAGATCAGATTATCTCGTGGACGGAGAGGTACCCGCTGTTTGAGTGGCGGGTGGAGAACAACGGACTCCAGTCCCAGTTGGTGCAATACAACACGGAGATCATCCAGTACCTCGCCAAGAAGGGGGTCCGGGTGGTGCCGCATACGACGCACAAGAACAAGTGGGACCCACAGTTCGGGGTGGAGTCTCTGGCACCGTTGATGACCGCAGAAATGTTTTCGATCCCGTGGGGCAACGCTCCGACCTGCAAGATGTTTCAGCCGGTGATCGAAGAGTTTGTTTCGTTCCCTATGGGAATGCTTTCTGACAGGGTGATGTCAACTTGGTTTGCCGACTTGGGTTGCCGGGACCTACTGGACCGGGCCCACCTGCCGTTGTTCAACGAAAGGATGAAGGTCCCGAACCGGGTCCGTCGCCGGAGGCATGTCGTTGATTTCCAGGGGCAGGACGTTCGGAAGGTCCAGTTGAGGGACCAGCGTGCAGGTCATATGTCTCGTGGCCAGTGGGGGTATCGCCGGTCGACTTTGTCTACGCCGTTGCCTCATTCCGAGGTCGAAGAGCATGACGAGGAGCAGGGGCCGGAGTTTGTGAACATAGAGGGCAGGGTGTCGGATCGGTGACACTTTCATTACGGACACTTGAGGGATAATGTTCAGGGATCTAAAGAACGCACGGGCTTTCAAGAAGGCCTCAGAGACAGCCGCCGAGGACGAGATTGTCTGCGGTACCTATACGGACGATGGAGAGCCCTTGTATTTCACTGCCCCCCGGGAGGCCACGGAAGACGAGATTCGGGACCGGGCATTTGCTGCCCGTAACGGTCGACCCTTGTCTACCGTCGAACGCCACCTGCTGGAACTAGCGGAAAGTCAGAGGCCAGATGCTGGAAGTTGACAAACTCCCGAGCATGTATAGCGCCTGGAGACAGCGTTATACGGAGCGGGACCTAAGGATCGACGTTATCGACCGGACGGTCAAGGGGGACTTTGACGAGTTCGACCCGGACGAAGAGAACGTGACCGCACGTTCACCGAACATGATTCAGGTCGCTTTGGAAGACACCGCTGAAGCAGCGTCTGTCATCCCGACTATTCGGGTGCAGCCCGCTAAGGCCACCCAGTCGTCTAAGAAGACTGCTTCCCGCATGGAACGGGTGGCGACTTCCTACATGCAGGCGAACGGTATCGACCTGCTGATCCCGAGAGCCGTCATGGATATGGCCGCTTACGGGTACAGCGTCTGGTCGGTCAGCCCCGACTTTGAACAGCACATGCCGTTGATCGAACGTCGGGACCCACGGACCTGCTACCCGGAGCCAGGGTTCCGCCCCGGCGACACTGTCCGCAAAGTGATGTTTGGAAGGGAGGTGTATTATTCGCAGTTGCCGCCGGACTACCAGGCCGTTCTCTTTGAATTTGTCGGGAGTAACGGTTTAGGCGAAGTGGATGAGAACACCAAGGTTGTTCTGGTCGAATACTACGACGAGCATGAATATCTCCTGTGCGGCATGTACCAGGGCAACCACGACACCTTCCACCGTTTCAGTTCCGGCGACTATGCGCTCTACCCGGTCGAACTGGAGCGGATACCTAACCCCCTGGGGGTATGCCCCATAGTGATTGGTTCAAGAATCACTTTGGACGGCGAGTTCCGAGGCCAGTTCGACCAGGTAGTAGGCCTACTGGAAGCCCACATTCGGCTCATGTCGATGGTTCTGGACTATGCGGACCAGGCGGTCTATTCGGACATTTTTGTCAAGGACCTGATCGGAGAGATGCCTTACGGCGGCGGTGCCTACATTGAGTTGGGCCCCCAGGGCGCTATCGGTCGTGTACCGCCAGCGGTTTCGTCGCTAAACGTCCAGGCCGATATGTCCCAGTTGGTGGAAGGCATCCACCTGGGGGGCCGCTGGCCCAAATCTCGCCCGGGCGAAATCGACCAGAGCATCGCTTCAGCGAAGTTCCTGGAGTCGTCGGTGGGGATGATGAACACCGCTATCCGCACCTACCACCAGTTGCTCCAGTCGAAACTGGAGAAGGCGCTGCGGATCGCCTGCATGGTCGATAAACAGTATTTCCCGGGGGAGAAGACCGCCGGGGGGATTCTCAGGAACCAGGAGTTCCTGGAGGAATACAACCCGGTCAAAGACATCGACATGGACAACCGGCTGCGGGTGGAGTACGGGCTGGGCATGGGCAGGGACCCCGCCCAGTCGGCGGTGCTGCACATCCAATACAGCCAAAACGAGTTCGTGTCCAAGGAGTTCGTGCAGGAGAACCTGGACGGTCTCACCGATGTGGCCCGGGAACAGGCCAGGATCGACACGGAGAAGTTCCGTGCCATGGCCCTGGCGAAACTACTGCAAGGTCTGGAGCAGGGAATGATCCCCGACTCCGCCCTGGTGGAAATTGCCCGTGCCCGACTCCAGGGCGACGAACTGTTCGACCTGTTCGAGAAGTGGGTCGTTGAACCCCAGGAAGAACAACAGGCGCAAATGCTTCCGGCGATGGCAGGTCCAGGTTTGCAACCGGGAGCGCCGATGGGTCCCGCTGGCCCGGGTGGCCCGGGCGGTCCGCCGGGCCCGGCGATGCTGGGCCCCGGCCCCCCGCAGGCCCCTGACGGAGCGAACCTGCTGGCCCGTATGGGTGTCCCGGCGGGTCCCGGCGGAATGATCGGAGCGGAAGTCCGTGGCTGATCCCATAAACATCGACAAGACGCCGACCCAGAACCAGTCGGCAAACAAGCCGGAAAGCGGCACCTACGGCGAGAAAGCCGAAGTCGAACGCTTGAGGAAAGAGTTGCCGTCAAGCGGTGGCCCAGGCCCAGGCCCGGCCCAGGAAGCGCCCCAGAGGTCTCAAGCCACCCCGAACAAGCCGGTGGCCGGGATGCCGGTCCAGGAACCTGCCGGTCCCGCCGGGTTGCCGGACGTATTGACGCATCCATCCCGGACGCCAGGGCAGGTAACTCCCCGGTCATCCATGGTTCAGCCCTCGCAGCCCGAAAGCCTGTCTCAGGCCCGTTTGGCTCTGCTGGATTCATTGGCGACCAGCCAGGAGGTTTCACCAGAAACCAGGGAGTGGGCCCAAATCGTCTTAGGGATGATGGTCGATGCCTCACGTTCCTGAACACATCGTTGACGATGCGACGGTAGACCCCGCCGCTGTTCAACAGCCAGAAAGAGAAACCCTCTCACAGACCTTCAGGCGTAACCCCCTGGAGGGTCTTGGTGCGACGGCGGGCATGTTTATGCCGTCCTGGATTTCTGGCAGCAGGCCGGAAACCGGCCTCACCCTGGGAGACACCGCCCGCAGCATGATCGAATTCACCCCAGTGGTCGGAGATGTTCTGGACCTGAAAGAAGGGACCGATTTCGATAACGACCTGGACTGGTTGGAACGAACCCTTGCGATCTTCGCTGGTTTCGCTCCGGTGGCCGCTGGCGCTGGTGCTATCGGCATGGCCGCCAACACCCAGATGCGTAACCGTCACTACCAGCAGACCGCAGGCCTGTACGAGTCTTTAGCGGAAACGTACCGAATCCCGGACCCGGCGGGCCCCGGGCCCATGCAGTCTCCAGCGGCGCCGGTAACGCCGGATATGTCCCCCGCTCAAGTCCGCCACACTCTGGGGTTGAACATCGACCAGATCAGGCAAAAGTTGAGGGAAACCCATGCGACCGCCGACACTGGCGTCGCCCAGGAAAAACTGGCTTTCAAGAGGGGCGACATCCCGGTTCCTCGTCATGTGAAAATTGACCTGGCCGAAACGGTCGGTGAACTCACCTATGCGTTGTGGGGGGTGCAACCTGGGACCATGTCAATAATGCAGGAACGTCAAGAAACCCTGGTTTCTGAGATGATGGAAGTGACGGGCCTGGAGGCAGTCCCCGCCGGGGCTAGCAGGAACCTGGGAGATGTGTTTTCTGCCGAACGAGCCAACTTTGTGTGGTTCTTGAATGAACTAGGCACCAAGGTGCTTGTCGGGAGAGGCGAGTCGGTTGACGCATTTAGGCCGACGCTGGCACCCGACGCTGCGGACATGAACTGGGACAACGCTTTAGACCCGGCAGTGTTTGATGCGGCCCGGCACGCCTTGATGGTTTACACCCAGGTCGCTGACGCCGGGCTAATCCACGACCACCGCCTAATAGACCCGATGGAAACCTTTGAAGACGGTCAATTGTTTAGGGAAAGAAAGTCTTGGTCTGCCGACACAGTAGGGGGAGAACGGGGCGAAATGCTGAGGTTCCTGAACTTTGTGGGAGGCCTGGCCGCCGAAGTGGACCGGTACACGGGCGGCACCGGAGAGTTGACGTTGACGCCAAACATGAAGTGGAACTCGTTTTACCTGGACGCAAAGCAGCATGTCGTGGCGACAATGAATGTCCATGTGCTGCAAGACGGTCGCTATGTGGACGTTGAAAACAATCTGGTTGAGGACCCCGTGGGCCTGCAAAGCCAGTTGCTGCGGATGGACGTAATGACCATGGTTCCTCTCATGGTTCAGGCAATGATGGCCATCGAAAACGGTGGAACCAGCGTCGCTGTTTCCGACGTTCACCGTGAGGCAGCGAGGAAGTGGTATCCGCAGTTCAACCAACTGATTGAAGTGGTTGCCGCCAGGTTCGGTTTGAAGAAGTATCAGGTCGGGGCAATCGTTTCTTCGTTGTCTCCTCGTGCCCTATGGGACCCGGACAATGTGAACTGGGCGATCCTGGGCGTTATGGAAGCCGAGCGGGGGGTCCTTCCGGCGGCTGACCCCGCAGTCTTGGCGGAACTAAACGAGATCCGGCGAGAAGCGGGCTTTCTGCCGGTTCAAAGGTACAAGGGGTACGGGTCGGCGCTGGGACACGGTAGATCCAAGGTGAGTCGGGTTCTTGCAGGAATGAACCCGGTGGAAGCCTTGCGGATGTTGAAGACGATGGCGTTCCTGCATAACGGGTTGTACCCGGAAGGCTCTCCAGAAAACAGTCCGTTCGGTCGGGCCATCATCACCGCCGATACTCATGCGTGGCGGGCGATGACCGGATTCATGCACGCTGTTGAACCGGTCTGGTTCAAGGACATAAGAAAAGTCAGAGTCGCTGAAGAGTGGAAATCGACTATCGGGGAAGACCTTCTTGCACGGCTTCTTCACGAAGAAGGCGAAATCGCAATTGAGGAATTGTTGGAGGAAGGGGAAATCCAGGGCGAAGTCGACCTTT